CCACCACCTATACCTTTGTGAGACTCAATGTAAAGATGATACAAGTTCTCATTCAACTCAAGTAGTTTAGTTTCGTATGTGTTTACGTAGATTGCTGACACTACAATTCTTTCTTCTTCAAGACATCATACCATATCTTAGGTGCATTATTAGCCTTTGATGTTACCTTTGGATATAGTTGTGCATTTGCCCAACAGTGTGATCTGTATCCACACATGCTACATATTTTGTTTAAGGTTTTGTTACCTGTTCGTATCTGTTCACCTTTTACTTTGTACGTCTCAAACTCAGACTTGTAAGGCTTGACGAACTCATTGCTAGGATCAAGTAGTCTCTTAACTCTTCTCTCAGCATCTTTCATGTATTCTTTTCTGTCTTCTTCTTGCCACTCAGGTGCTTCAACCATAGCTATCTCACCGCTAGATTTATTCACAACAATCCACCCACCGAAAGGTAGACCAGTAGCTTCACCATACAAATGACCTTGCATGACATAACCAAACGGATCTTCTTCCTTTATCTTATCGTACCCACCATACCCTGTGTACTTAAACTTATATGCCCACTCGCTAGCTGACTTAACATCCCACACTTTATCTGTGCCTGTCTCATCTCTTATGATAAGATCGAGTGTACCTGTAATCTTTTTGCCTGCTATCTCTAGCTCAACTGATTTTTGTTTGTCTATGATTTCTACGTCAGCTTGTTCCATTATGAGTACGACCACTGATTCAACAAGGTCGCCAAACATAAAACGAAACAAAGCATTGTAGTCCATCTCTTCTTTGATGCCTTGCCTATCTAGCAACTGTTGACACAGAGGTCTACCCAAGCCTGACATACGTATGCTGAACTCACGCTTCTTATTTAACTGTCTATCTACGGAGTCTCTGCATTCTTGTGCGAAGTCTTCAATAGCACTAGGGGAGATCGTGACTTCCCCCCTAGTTGCTTTTTGCATGTAGTCTTGGATTTTAAGCAGATTTAGCATTGAAATCAGCCGACAAGTCCTGTTCCTCACTAGGAGAAATGAGTTTCTGAGCTTCTCTGAACTGATTAAGAACATTCTCATTGTGAGCCTTTACAGTCTCGCTGAAGTCCTTCATCAATGCTTTGTCTGTGTCCGAGACTTGTACTTCCGAATGGAGAGTCGGAACTGGTACATAGTAGATAACTGAACCTGACTTGACCTTGCTAGTTGTCAACTTTATAACAACCTTTTGCATAATCTTTTTCTGTCTAGTTAAGCTCTCTATAAAATTGCTGATAGGTTTGAACCCCGATCGTTTGAAATAGGATACGAAAGGTTTATCCTTAATCTCGACCTTAGTTCCATCAGCCTTCGCAAAGTCACCAGTTATTTGACCATAGATAACTTGGTTACAAACTGCAGACCGTGACTTTACTTTTAGTGGGTCATCATCTTTAAGGAGTTCTTCTTCTTTAGCTGATAATCTACCACATTTATTCCCTGCTAGGGTATCAGGGAATTCTCCTGCTAGTGTCGGTTTCTGAACGGATTTACAGACAAATGCGTTTTGTTCCATGTCATAGACGCTCCATTCAAATGTACGTAAGATAGGTCTTACAAGTACTTCTTTAGCGTAGATAAACTCACCATCTACAAACATCTTCCATGAGCCACGAGTAAGTGTGACACCATCGTCTGTCTCTGTATCGTAGTTTATGTTTAATCTAGGTAGTCCTACATTGTTTGTAGCTTTCGCTTGTCCTGTAAGTTCCATAAATGTTGAGGTATCATCATCACTAAATGCTGATACTAATTGATCCATTTCATTTCCGATTACTAGTTCATTTGTTTCCATTTTATTTTTCCTTATAATTAAATTTAAAACGTAATTTGAGCTTACTACTTTATTTCAGTAAGGTCAAGCCAATTATTACCTATTTTTAATTCTATTCCTATTGGCATGTCGTACTCTAAGCCATACCTAGCTTTCGAGCCGTCAGAAATAGACAACATGGCTTCAGATAATACCTTGATACACTGATCTTTTTCATCAGGATGTACGTCAAGTACTATTGAATCATGTACTGTGTTGCATATAACTGATTGCATTTTTAATTCTCTCATCACCTTATCTAGCTTAACTAAAGCAATGGGTAGCAAATCAGCAGTTGCAAATCCTTGTACTGGGTAGTTACAGATAGCCGTTCTATTTGTGGCTGATCCCCACTCAGTCCATCTAGCATCAGGGAAAGAATAGGTGCGACCTGATGGTAACTTTATCTCTTTGGTCTTAACTGCTTCTTTCTCTAGCTCCTTGTGCCAATCGGCAACCTTCTCATACTTCTCTTTAAACGCCGTGTAGTAGGCTTGTTGTGCAGGAGTACCACTTACCCCACCATAGAGAGGTTTGAACGTGTGTGCCTTTGCATCCTGCCTAGAACACCCTATTATCGATGCAGTGTAACTATGGACGTCAGTTCCCTTAAGAACATCATCATAAGCTTGAGGATCTCTAGCTAGAAAACCTGCTACTCTAAACTCTAACTGTGAGTAATCGCCTTCAAGTATCATACCACCATCGAATCGACTTTCGACTACCTTACGTATAGCAAAGGTAGAACCACGTGGCATGTTTTGAAAGTTAGGATTACGACTAGATAATCTACCAGTAGCCGTGACACATTGCATGAACTCAGGGTGAATAAAGTTATCATCGTCTACATTGTTCTTCATACCCTCGACAAAGGTAGATAGGTAGGTGCGAATAGCATTGTATCTTGAGTAGGCTACACAGAACTCACGTGCTTCACCACTTAGCTCAGTCGATCTATCTTCAAGAGTAACCTTATCTGTCTTGAACCCTGCAGATGCTACATCTTTAGGATTACGAGGTACAATCTTAAAGCCTGCTACCTCATTGGTGCTTTGGTAGATAGTGCCTTTACCCTTACATGGTTTACATATTCTAACTGCTTTACCAACACTCCCATCTTTCTTGAGAGGTGTGACCTTACCTAACCCACGACAAGTTCCACATTGTCTACCTATTGTCTTGTATGCAATCTCAGTCATGTTTCGTACATTACGAATGAAATCATTCTTCTTCATACGTGTACGTAGTTTGGGTTTGATTGTGTTACCTCGCATCTCATGCCCAAGATTAAATACAGTTGACCAAAGAGTTTTGTCTTTTACTTTACGTGAGTACAACAGAACACTACGATCATCAGGACTAGATAGGTTGATAGGTGTATCACCCATTGCTTCTTTTGCCATAGTCTGTAGTTTGTTTTCTAGATAGGATAGCTCCTCATTGTATTCTTTCTCTATCTCATCTAAGGTATCTAAGTTTATCTTAAGTCCATTCATCTCGATGCGAGTGAGGACGTTTGTCATTTCAAGCGAAAGCTTTAGTGTCGGTACGAGTGTCATTAAATAATTCTCCAAATGTTGTGCCAAAGGCTTCAAGTTGTTTTAGTGCCACTTCTTCAGTAGCAATCACGTCTGCTATACCATATTCTTTTACTATGTCATAGGGTATATCGTAGAATGTTTTACCATCTTTCAGATAAGGTGCAACCAAATCTTTTTCTTTTTGTGTCACGCCATATCGTTTTGCAAGAGAGTCCAAGCTAAGTGACCATCTCTGTGCTTTAGCTAAGATGTACTCAGCCACCATCGTATCGTACACATGACCATCATATTTAAAGCCACATGCTCGTACCCAAGTCAGATCAAACTTGAGGTTCTGTCCTACAAGTACATCAGTCTTATCTAAGGTAGCCTGCATGTTTCTGAACCAATCATCTTCTACAGATGCTCTAGGGTCTGAGTGGTAGATGAAATCGTACTCTACCTTATCTTGTCCTAGCCACTTATAGCCGATGGACACAAGCCTATTGTTAAAATAAGGCAAAGCAGTAGTGCCACCAGATTCTTTTGTTTTGTGTGTTGTTTCGACATCAAGTGTCAACACGTTTACTTGTTCTGCCATTGTTTCTCCTATCTGTATATATTGAATGACAATTAGCACAGAGTATTCTGCACTTTCTTATTTCTTTAAATAGTACGACTAACTTATTTAAAACCATATGACTAACTTGCCTAGTCTTATTACCTATATGGTCAAACTGCAAGGCAAGAGCATTGTCTCTGTAACCACAGATAGAACAACCACACTTTACCTTAATATAGTTCAACCAATACCTCCTACGTTTTGCTTTTGCATTGTTTCTAACACTAATAATAAACTCCTCTTTCTACGTCATCTAGTTCCTAAAAGAACTAAAAACATTAAACCTAAAATTATCGAGAACGGATTGCCACCAGTTTGTGTAAGCAATCCCCAAATACCTATTAAACAAATAAAGAATCCCATTAGTAATATACCCCTCTGTGTACATCTATTTGAGCATTGATCATACCATGCCACCCATTAATCTTATTCTTAGATATACAGATATGCCTGACAATGTTGTCTACCTCGCTTGATCCTGTCTTACCAATTCCTATGATAACATCAGCTTCTCCTGCTTTACCAGTTCTAGAATTGTCTAACATAGAGTAGTCAATAAATTGACGATCGTGAGCATCGTAGCTTGCCTGACTGACTGCCCATATAAGTAGTTGATTTCGCTTGGCAATTTCTCTTGCCGTTACATAAGTCTCTTTGAGTCTTTCGTCACCACGATTGTACTGACCCCCAACACGAAACTTATCTAGCTGATCACAGAACATAACATCAGGTTTGTTCAACTTGGCGTACTCGTCCATCTCTTCTACAGACGTACCAACCGAATCCATGATTGTTAGGTAGGGTTCTATCTCAAAGTGATATCGTTCAAGCAACTGATCTTTTTGCATCACCATTTCTTCTCTTGTAAGTTCAAAATAAGATTGAATGATACGTAGTTTGATACGTTGAGCAGGTTCTTCGTTTGCCCAATAAGTAACTTTGAATTTTTGTCTAATGTAAGATGATGCAAGGAAACAACAAAAGGTAGTCTTACCCACTTCAGGTCGAGCAAATAATATACCTAGATTACCCTTATCCATTCCTTTAACTTTTTCTTGGATAAGGTTGAATTGAAAAGGGAAATCGTTGTCTCCTGCTTCCTCTTCAAGTAGTTGAGCTAGGTCACTCTCGA